GATTGGTTCCGACCAGTCGCGCATCGTGTACAGCCTGCGGATGGGCTTGGGCCGGTTCTCGCCTACGGGCGCGGCCAGCGGCATCGAGTTCGCCGACGTCCTGTATAACATCTCCCTGTAAGGTTCTAAGCGGGCGAGGCCGGGGTAACTCCCGGCCAAACCCTATCTAGGGGTAAGATATGCTCAAGTGTGTGTCACGGTATAAGTCAAGCATCGGCGTGTTCGCGCCAGGCGATGTGGTCGATGATGCCACGCTCGAAGCCGCGTTGCTGACCGATTCCCCATTGTCTTTCGAGGCGGTCGTGGCTGATGCCGCGATGCCGGTGGAAGAAGACAAAATGATGCGGCGCGGTCGCCAAAGGAGAGAGGCAAATGAAGTCGTCGAATAGTGGCCCGGTGAGACTGCAAAACGCGGCCACAGCGAACGGAAACGGCACGCCTATCCTGATGGACTCATTCGGCCACATCATTTTGCAGATTAGCGGTACGTTCTCCGCCAACATCCATTTTGAGGTCACAGTTGATAATGGCACCTGGTATGAGATAGCTGCGACAGACCTGACCAGCACAAGCGCGAACACGAAGGTCAAGACCATCAATTCGCCCGGCATCTTCGCGTGCGAACTGGTGGGTGGCGCAACCTATTTTCGAGCCCGCATTAGCGGGTACGCCAGTGGTTCGGTAACGGTTGTGGCGAACGCACACGGAGGCTAACGATGGCAATTACCAACGGCTACGCCACGCTATCGCAGATTAAGACCTACCTCAGCACGGCATCGACAAATGACGATGCTCGGCTTGAGAACGCGATTGAGGCGGCAAGCCGTGCCATAGACTCCAACACGCGCCGGGTGTTCTACGCGACCACGGCCACGCGCTACTTTGAGGCTGAGGCCAGCGATTATATCAGCTTGCCAGACGACCTCTTAAGTATTACGAGTTTGGCGGTTGATGCTGGCAATCGAAATTATGTTACCCTCGCGGTCACTGATTATGAACTTGAGCCCGGCACCACGCCATACACGTCCATTCACACCGCACCAGGTGGAGTGCAGGAATTTCCGCTAGGGCGGCGCGGTATCCGCATCGAGGGCTCGTGGGGCTACAATGCCACCGGATCATACCCTGATGCAATAAATCAGGCGTGTCTTATCCTAGCCGTTAGGTTTTTTAAACGCCGCGATGCAGCCTTCGGCGTCATCGGGACTCCTGAACTGGGGTACACTCGAATCGCCTCGAAAGACCCTGAGGTGTCGATGCTGCTATCACCTTATCGCAGGATGGCCGTCTATGCCTGCTAGCATCAAGATGGATGTCGATGCAGCGGCGCTAATCCGTCGCCTTAAGGATGACCGTTTTGCTCGCGAGCCTTTACGTCAAGCGATGGTCAAGGTCGGAATGATTGGCGAGACAGACAGCAAGCGCCGCGCACCAGTCGATATGGGTAGATTGCGTGCAGCTATCACGCATAAGGTTGATGACCAGCCGCTGATGCTGAGCGTTGACATTGGTGTCATCGGGGGTGCGCGCGAAATGGATTATGCAAAGTATATGGAGTACGGCACTGGTCTGACTCACGACCATCCGAACTGGCCTCGCAGGCGTCACGTTGTTTCTGGTGGACAGCTTGGTGACTGGGGGCCGGTGCGCAGGGCGTTGGTGAATCCATACGCGGTTGCCAAGGCTATATCTCGCAGGGGTGGCCTACGGCCTCGCCGCTATCTGCGCGGGATGCTTGAAGATAGCACAGGTAGATTCTTGTCTATTATTCGCGCCGCGGTGCGACAGATGGAGCTGTGACATGGCAAGTATCCAGTCAGTGCGTGAGGGCCTAGGGAATCAAATCCGCCTTATCGCCAGCTTGAACGTGTACGACACGGTGCCTGACTCCCTGATGGTTCCGTGTGCCGTCATAGGGCTACCGTCTACAGTGGAATACGATTATGCTTTCAGGTCGCCCGTGGTACGCACCGTGATACCAGTCCGTGTCTATGCCTGTGACGTGCAAGAGGACGAGGCACAGAACAAGCTAGACGCCTTTGTGTCAGCCGATGGCGTCGAATCAGTACGTGCGGCAGTTGACCTTGACCCGACCCTCGGATCCGTGGCGCACTCGTCGCGGGTCGTTTCTGCGCAGGGTTATGGAGTCTATGAAGTTGCCGGTGTACAGTATCTTGGAATCGAGTTTAACGTGGAGGTGGTGGCGTGAGTAAGTTTCTAGTCTTGGTCGGAATGAATTATGGCAGCAAGCGCCGCGAGCCGGGTGACGTGGCGGATGACATCCCCACTCAGTCAGTACCCTGGTTGCTTGAGCAAGGCGCAATCAAGCCGCTCGAAGCTGCACCGGAAGCGGAGGGCTAAGCGATGCCATTTATTCACGGCAAGGGTACATCGGTTCTCCTGAACGCCTTCGACCTGAGCGCCTTTCTGAACTCCGCAGACCAGACAATCAGCGTCGAGACGGCGGAGACAACCTGCTTCGGTTCATCCGCGAAGTCGTATGTGGTCGGCCTGCGCGATGGTACGGTCAGCGTAGGTGGCTTCTTCGACGGTGCCGCGAACGCAGTAGACCAGGTTATAACGACCGCCCTCGGCAGTGAAACAGCATCAGTAGTCTCGATTGCCGACGCTGGCGCTGGCACGATTGGCAACCGGGCCCTGGTATGCCAAGCGATGGACACGTCATACCAAATCACAAGCGCAGTTGGTGACGCCGTGGCTGTGAGTGCTGAATTTCAGGTGGACGGCACCGGATCAAGCGGCGCGTATCGCGGCGTGGTGCTGGCAGACCTCGCGTCATATAGCGGAACTACTAAGAACTACACTGCTGTTGATAACACCGCCTCGAGCGCGAATGGCCTGGTTGCCAACCTGCACGTAACCGCGAACGCTGCGGCCTCGCTTGTCGTCAAGGTGCAGCACAGCACGGATAATGTGACCTTCACTGACGTCATCACCTTTTCGACTCTCGCGGCCACCGGCAGCCAGCACGCCGTGGCCTCTGGCACAATCAACCGTTACCTTCGAGCAAGCTGGACTGGTCTATCTGGGGCGCGCACCGTGGCCGTGACAGCGGCACGCAAATAAGGAGACATAACAAATGCCTTTCGTTCACGGCAAATCAACTGACTTTCGAATCGACAACAGCGGCGGCACGCTGACCGATATCTCGCTGTATTGCGATAGCGTGGACTTTCCGCAAACGGTCGAGACGGCTGAGACCACAACTTTCGGCGATTCGAACAAGGAATACATCGTGGGCCTGAAAGACAGCACCGTGTCATTCAGCGGCAAGTGGGACGCGGCTCTTGATGCCATCCTCGCGCCAATCCTCGGCCAGTCGGCAAGCGTTAGCTTTCAATACGGCCCGGCGGGTAGCACGGTCTCAAACATCAAGTATACGGGCGAGTGCTTCCTGACCTCGTACCAGGTCACTGGCGACGTAGTGACCTTCAGCGCTGAAGCCCAGGTCACTGGCGCGGTGACACGCGGAACGTACTAAACATTCAAGGTCTCGCCCAGCAATGATGCTGGGCATTTTTTTTGACTTTCTTTTGTGATACCTGTTGACAAGTGGTGATATAGTGTGCTATCTTTAAATTGTCGAGGGAAACAGAGTGGGTCGAAAGGGGACACAAAATGTTTGCACACGAAATCATCATTAACTTGACCAGCCAGAATCGCTACTTGTTTCGCCGCTCAACGTTGATTGCGTTTCTTGTTACAGGTGAATTTCCCTACCACATGTACGCCAAGGCGCCGCAAATCAAGGGTGATTGGGATGCCGCTCTTTTTGACTGGACCGATGAGCAAATCAATGTCGTAATTGACGAGCTTATCGCGAATGATGTCTTGAATGAGCGCGCATCTGACGGCAAATTGATTCCAATCAACCACGAATCGCGCAATGCTTTCCTCAAGCAATTGCAGATTGAAAAAGAAATTTACCAAGCGTGGCTCGACAAAAAAGAGGCGGAAACCGCGATGCGTCAACGCAAATCAGAACCGACCGAGGAAGGACTTGCATTGCTTGCACTTTTCAATCAGCTCGACAACACGGTTGCAAGCTAGAAAGTGTTATACTAGACCGGGCAGCACGCGCTGTCCGGTTTTTTGCATGAGGGGGATAGATGGCAATCCTATCAATCGACCAGATCCTTAACGCGGACGACATCCCGTGTGAAGTCGTGGCCGTGCCTGAGTGGGGCGGTGAAGTTAAGGTGCGTGGCTTGTCTCGCGCCGCGTTCGAGCGCATCAACAAGGCATCGGAAATCGTGGTACCGCCAACAGGCCCAGGCCAGCAGCCCACCACGCAAAAGGATGAAGCCAAGTTTTCCGAGCAACTGTTCTTGGCCTGCGTGGTCGAGCCTCAATTCAGTGAGGAACATCTTGACGCCTTGCGCGATAAGTCGATGGCGGCACTGAATCGCGTTTACGAGGCCATCGGGCGCGTGCTTCAGACAGACGTAGGTGCAGCAAAAAAAGATTAGCGCGGGATACCGATGCCTGGTTTGAGCTACATCTGGCCCGCGAGCTCGGAATGACCCGCCGTGATTTACGGAATCGCATAAGCGTTGCCGAGTACACTGACTGGGTGGCATACTACGCTTTAAAGGCCGAGGCCGAGGATAAGGCTGCGAAGGCTGCTAAGGCGAAGGGACGGCGATAGTGGCTGAGCAACTGACTGTTAAAATTGGCGCTGATATATCTGGCCTTGATGCCGGGATACGGGAAGCAACCAAGACAGTCAGCGGCTTCGGCGACACACTCAAGGGCGCGTTTCTCGGCGGCTTTGGCGCTGACCTAGCATCACGTGCATTCAGTGTCATCACGACAAGCGTGACCGATGCAATTCACGCGCTCGCTGAGGTGGACAAGATTGCGGGCCAGACGGCAGCGGTCATCAAGTCAACGGGTGGCGCGGCTGGCGTGACAGCTGACCAGGTGGCGGCGTTGGCTGACGCGCTTGAGCGAAAGACTGGCATTGAAGCCGAGTCAATTCAGAAGGGTCAGAACCTGCTCCTGACGTTCACGAATATTAAGGACGCGGCAGGGGCCGGTAATGACATCTTCAGCCAATCAACACGGATCATGGCCGACCTCGCCACGGCGATGGGTGGCGATGCAAGCGGCGCTGCAATCCAGCTTGGTAAGGCATTAAACGACCCAACACAGGGTATCGCGGCGCTGAGTCGTGTGGGTGTCACGTTCACGGATGCCCAAAAGGAACAGATTAAGGCGCTACAAGAATCAGGAAACCTGATGGGCGCTCAGCGCATCATCTTGGCTGAATTGCGCAAAGAGTTCGGTGGCAGCGCGGAGGCGGCAGGAAACACATTTGGCGGCGCGCTTGATAGGGCAAAAAACGCGGTTGACTCAATCTCAGAAGCGATGATAAGCGCAAAAGTTCCGATGTTCACGGCAGCGCTTAATGCTGTCGCTGATGGCGCTTATGCAATCAGTGACGCCATCACAAACGGCGACATCATCGGGCTGATTAACCGTGCCTTCGGACCAGGTGCTAAGGCGCTGATTGTCGGCATCGGTGCAGCCATGGCATCGAGCCTCGCGCCTCAAATCATCAACGTCACGCGGCTGGCCGTTACGATGGGTGCAACCTATGCTAAGTCAGCAGCGGCGATGGTCGTCGCTAACGCGCCTTTGATTGCGGCGATTGCTGCCATAAGTTTTGCCGCGTACCCGTTCATCAAGAACTGGGAGACGGTGAGCAACCTATTTATTCTTGCGTGGCGCACGATTGTCAACGCTACGACGGCCGCGTGGCGCGACATCACAGGTGGCGCTAAGATTGCCTTTGAAATCCTAAGTGGCAACTTCAAGCGGGTATACGCTGACGCCGTTGCGTTTCTGATTGGCCCGCTCGGACGCTCGTTCAAGGCACTGTTTGACCGCTTGCCAGCCTTCGTCAAGGACGCGGTGGGCGGAATTGACTTTACGTTACCCAAGATGAGTTTCTCCATGGGCGAGATACCAGGCGCGGGTCAAGCGTTTGCTGAGTTTAAAGACCTGGCGTCCAGTGCAATCGATACGGTCAAGGGCGGCTTGATGGTCGCCAAGGAACAATTTAGCAGTACGTGGTCAGGATTGCCTGGCGAAATAGCAGGTGTAATGAATCGCTTCACCGGCTCGGTCGCGAGCGCAAGCGCGGCATCGGTGCGGTCGCTTGATGCGGTAGGCGCTGCATCATCCAAGATGGGTGACGATTCCGATAAAGGCCACGCTAAAGCAAGCAAGGCAGCGGGCGAACACGCAAAGGCGTTAAAGCACGTCAAGGATAAGCACGACGAATTTGGCGATAGTTTCAAAGCCATTTTCGTTGCACTGCCAAAGGCTATCGGGATGGCCACGACCTACCTGCGTGCGTTGCGCAAGCAGAAGGATATGGAGGCCGTTGCTAAGAATCATGAGGAAATCGCCAAGACGGTGGCGGATGCGACCAAGAAAATCAGCGACATCGACATTCAGGCGAAATACTGGAATGACACGTCGGACAAAACTGCCGAGAAACAGCGCATCCTTCAGGACGCCATCAATACACTACTTACCGACGGCCTGCAACCGAATGACGCGGCAGTTGCTACTCTGCGTAAGAAGTATGACGACTTGGGCACGTCTCAAGCAACGACGGCACAAAAAACAGTTGACCTCGGCACCGCTCTAGGGGCTATCGGTGGCGTCGTAGGTGCTGTATCCGGTACGCTTGGCTTCTTCGGTGGGTCAGACTCTCCGCTCGCGCTTGTGCTGACCAAGGTCACGGAGGGAATCGGGCTGTTCAATACTTGGTCGAACGCAATCAAAACGGCTGGCGATGTGTTCACGTCTTTCGGAAGTATTACTAGTTTAGTCGGCTCAATTGTGAGCATCGCAACCGCGCCCATCACGCTAATCACGCTCGGCATCGGCATCCTAATCTGGGCTGTGCACGATGCCGTCAAAGCCTTCGGCGGATGGCCAAAGGTGTTCACAGCGGTCAAGATTGCCTTCGTCGGCCTCGGGCTCGGCCTATCGAAAGTCGGTGAGTTTATCGTCGAGGGCGTCATCAATACCATCGGCGCTGCCTGGACTGGTCTGGTCAACACGATGCGCACCGGTGCTAACGTCATCATTGACGTCGTGAACGCTGCAATCCGCGGAATCAACGCCCTCGGTGGCAATATGGCGGAAATCGGCCGATTTGACATGATTGAGTTCAAGCCAGTGGAACTGGGATGGTCTAAGGGCTTCGAAGATGATATGGTCAAGCTGCAAGCGGAGTTCGCGGCAGCACCGCCGATGCAAGCGTGGGAAGTAACCAACCCGCTTGAGGAAATCAAAAAGATGATGGCCGGCAATCAATCGATTGCGCAATCAAAAACTCAAGAGGCCATAAAGCCTTTAGCGGATAGTGCAGAAAAGGCGTCTGCTGCACTTGAGACGATGGCAGAACCAGCTAAAACGCTCAACGCTCAGCAAGAAGAATACTTGCGCGGCTACAATGGATTGATTCAGAAAGCGCTCGACGCTGGCAACGAGGCTGAGGCTCGCGCACTAACGGCGAAAAAAGAAGCAGAGCGCAAGTCGATGCTCGCGGAAATCAACGCAAAATCATACAAGCTGCAATCAATAGCATCGCCCGAGGTCACGCCATACACTGCCGCCACCGGATCCGTGGCTGCGTCACAGCAACGCGCGATGGGCGAACCAGTCACTTTTAATCTGTACTACACTGGCAACGGCAAGTGGACTCGCGAGGATGCCCAGGCGCTGGGCGCGCTCATCGTGAATGAAATCAAGACGGCGGGTGTCCGATGATTAACCTATACCTCGGCGGCGTTGACCGCACCGCAATACTTGCCGCTGGCAGCTTGTCAGTATCGTCCCGCCTGAACAGCCGCGACCGCGCCAGCTTCACGCTGCGTTCTCTTGAGGGGCAGTATCAGGCGCTTGTCGCAGGGTCGACCGGCTCATTTACCCGTGCGAGCGTGGCTACACTTGATAGCGTAAATTCTGCGGTGGACGTGGCAAGGTACGTATCATCCGTGCTCATTGTAGAGCGCGGCACTACTAACCAGTTACTTGAAACGGACGGCCTTCTGGCTACTTACACGAATAGCAACGTCACGCAGGCCGGCACGGCGCTGACTAACTTCGCGTCGTCGATTGCTTTCGGTGACAACACGCTGACACGATATGCGTATAAAACACATTCATACGTGGCGGCGCAGCAGGTCGTGTTTAGTTTCTACTGCCAAATGGATGACGGCAGTGCGCCAGTGCCAGGACTTGCCACAGCAGGCACGGCCGACTTTGGCATTGTGGTTGCTGGGACGGTAGTTAGCACAGCAAGCAACTGGACGCGCCGCTTGGTCTCAGGGACACTGTATCGCATCAATATCGTTTTGACGCCCGGCACAATCACTACAAACGACACTGGAATACTTAAAAGCGCCACAAACAGCGTCAAGGGATTCCGCGTTGGCGGCTTTCAGCTTGAACTTAAGAATCACGTTACAAGCTATCAGGATAGCACGGCGACCGCAGGGGTTAGGGCTGACGATGTCGTGACAATACCGACGACAGGATGGACGGCTAATGATTGGTCGTTTGGCCTGCTCTATCTGCGAGCAGGGGTATCTAGCGCAGAGCCTTATACGCCAGAAGGGGCAACCGGCGTTATGTGGGAGCTGGCAATCGACGCCAATAATCTAATCCGTCTGCAACTTAACACGTCAAACATACTGCAACTCGAGATTATCAGCGCTGGCGTCTCATACTTGGCCACGACAACAGCGGCGGCACTCAGTGCATCCGTAAACAGTCGCATCGGCGTTAGCGGAAAGGATGGCACCGCCAAGGTTAGCGTCAACGGAACCACCGTTGCCACTTTAAGCTATGTCGAGCCAGTTGGTCTAACCCCTGCTTCAATTCGACTGGGTGGTTCGATGTCGGGGCGATACCTTTACGCTTGGCTCGGGCCGTGGATTGGCGAAACAGAACTGAATAAAAATACCGATGCGGTCGGCAACACGAACACAACGCCAGAAAATTTTACAACACTCTACAGTTTGCTGTCTGGATACGGGATGACCTCCGTCACTCGCCAGACTGGATTATTCCGTCCCGTCATCGGCCAACCAGTTTGGATCACGGATGCGGGTACAACGACGACCGGCACGGCTGCAACCTTCACCCGCTCCACAGCAGCGACCATTGACGGCACCGATTATGCAATTAACGTGATACGCTACCAGGGCACGGGTGCGCTTATCGAGGTATCCGTCACCAACCGATTCACGAACACCGATGGGCTTTTGGCGACATATACAAGCAGCAACGTGACGCAGGCCGCTACTGGTTTCACTGGATTCACTAACGCAGTGCAGTTCGGTGACAATTCGGTGCAGCGGTTCGCATACAAGACGAATTACAGCCTTCCAAGCGGAACGCTATACACTCAGTCATTTTACATTGTAATGGATGACGGCGGCGCGCCAGTTCCAGGTGCGCAGACGGATGCCGGTGCTGACTTTTCAATCGTGTCACACAATGGCCAGGTTTCAACGCTTACGAATTGTGTCGTCACTCTTGTTGCTGGAACCGTCTATCGCGTGAGCATTTCACGCACTGCAACAGCGACAAGCGCAAATAACGGCATTATAAAAAACACGTTCCACTCTGCACGTGGATTCAAGGTGTCGGGGTTTCAGCTTGAAACAGCGGGCTATCTATCTAGCTATGCTGAATCAGGCGCTACGGCGCTCACTCGCGGCGCTGATACGATGACATTCCCGACGACCGGCTGGACGCCTGGTGCGTGGAGCTTTGGATTTACGATTGTTAAAAACGCTACGTTAGCGGCAGTTGCGGCGATGTGGTTTATTGGTCAAACGGTCACGCCTGCTAACTACATTGAAGTCCGCGTTAACACAAACAACACGTTTGCAATTATTATCGCTAATCAAGGCGGAACGTGGCAATATCAACTATCTCAGACCATTCTTAATGGCGTCACCAACCGAATCGCACTGAGCGGCGATGGTCGCACGATAACCATCGCACTGAATGGGGTCATCATTCAACGGGCGGACTACATCGAACCTTATTTCGCCACGATGCCAACAACGTACCGCGTCGGAGGGGGCGTAAACGGCCTCTATTCAAACGTCTGGCATAATACCCGCACGATGGCCGATGATGAACTAATCGCTGCCTCAGATGGGGATTACAGCGCTGTCACGCATCTTTGGACTCTCGACAATACACTTGCCGGGACGGAGGCCCAACGTATCTTTGGCGGCTCGATTGAATCAATGCGCGAGGAGTTGCTCGTCAACCAAGGGTATCACCTTGTGTTCGACGTTGATTGTGTGAGCCACGATGCATTGGCCGACCGACGCATCATCGCCCGCTCGTATGAGTCGCCCACGCAGACCCTTTCTACTATCGTCAACGACATCATCACGCAGGACTTCGCGGGCGATGGCATCGACACCACCAACGTTGCCACCGGGCCCGCAATTGGCAAGGTCATATTTAACTATAGCCACGCGAACACAGTGTTCGACCAGCTTGCAGAACTGACCGGCTATTCTTGGTGGATTGACGCATACAAGAAACTTTACTTTGTTGACCGAGCAACAATCACCGCGCCGTATTCGCTTACAAGCGCATCGGCTAACTTCAGAAGCGTCAACGTGGAGCATCTCCGGCAGGATTATCGCAATCGTCAATACATTAAGGCGGGTCTTGGTCTCACCAGTTCGCGCACTGAGAACTTTGTCGGTGACGGCACCAGAAAGTCTTTCACTCTCGCTTACCCGGTTGGCAAAGTACCCACATCCATCACGGTTGGTGGCGTGGCCAAGACCATCGGAATCCGCGAGGTGGACAGCGGATATGACTGGTACTGGCAGAGCGGTAGCCCGGTAATCAATCAGGACAGTGGGGCCGTGGCCGTTGGTGCTGGCGTCGCTATTGCGGTGCAGTATCAGGGACAGTACCCAATTCTAGTGGCCGCTCAAGATGACGCGCAAGTTTCGACCAGGTCGAGCGTCGAAGGCGGCAGCGGGTACTATGACGAAATTCAAGACGAGCCTGACATCAACGATACGACAAGCGCCAGTGACCGCGCTAACGCGCTCCTGAGACGCTACGCACGCATCAACCGCAAGGTGAATCTAAACACGGTCACAGCGGGCCTGCGAGCGGGCCAGTTGGTCGATGTTGACATAACGCAACACGCACTTACGGGAAGCTGGTTGGTCGAGTCTGTCAGCGTGCGTGACTACACAGGCCGAGACGTGGAATACTCGGCCACGCTACTCGACGGCGAGGCCATCGGCGGATGGCAGGGCTTTTTCGGTGCGCTGAGCAACAACGCCAGAAAGCTGGAGTTCAGGGAGAATGAAGTCATCCTTTTGCTGCGCACCGCATCGGAACAGGTTGGCTTAACCGATTCTTCAAGCTATACTACAGCAGCGCCAACCGCGCCGCTTGCAGACTTTGCCATCTGCGGATTCTCGGAGCTTACATCGTGACCGAACAGACAAGCCTGACCGCCAACGTGCAAATCACCACCTCGCACTTGATGCCAAACGGAAACGTGGTGTATGAAACGCAAGAGGTTCGTAACCTGGTGGTCGATGCTGGCTTGAATCTCCTGCGTGACCGCCTCGCGGGGACGTCGAGCGCGTACGCGACGCATCTGGCAGTCGGCACTGGTACGACGGCAGCGAGCGCGGCACAGACCACGATGGTGACTGAAGTGTTCCGTGATGCGCTGACCAGCACGACAACAGCGAGCAAGGCGGTGACTTTTAAATACTACCTAGCATCCGGCAGCGCCAACGGGAACACGCTGCAAGAGATTGGCCTTTTTACGGCATCGAGCGGCAGCACAATGATAGCCCGTGCGGTACTGGTGTCGCCTATCGTCAAGACCGCGAGCGTCACGGTGACGTTCTCGTGGACTATTAACTTAAGCGCGAGCTAGGGGGACTGTATGCCTGCTTATTATACTTGGGCTAATGGGGACACCATCACCGCGGCGAGACTTAATCGCATAG